TTGTGCTGCAGCTGCGGCTCCGACTCCGACTCCGACTCCGACTCCGAGTCCTTTATTAAGGACCTTGTTTATATCTAAAGGACATTGTGCTTGAGCAAAGGCAGGTGAAATAGCTTGCTTGTCTTCTGGTTTACGACCACAATACTTTGTCAATATACTTTGCGGAAAACTAAGCATACTGGTCTTGTCGTAAGCAAATTTTTGTCGCGTAGATTTCAACCAATTCATATCTTTAAAGTGAAGTATAAGTCTTTCTTCTAACCAATCCACATAATAGACATTTCGTAAATGCGACGCGCCTAATGCTAATTCCGCAGCATCTCCAAAAACCGCAGCATCTCCAAAAAGGTTTCCACCTTTGTTTCTTTTTTTTAACGATTTTCTTTTATGTGTACTGAGTTTTTTTTGTGTTTTACCCATGTATATTATTGTCCTATTTTAAAGTGTGCTTATTTTATGTGTAACATATTGCATCAAATAAAATAGCGCTCCAAACAAACCACTTTTTAATAATAGACCCATGAAATTAAAATTCCCATCTTCGCTATAGATGGCCAAGAAAGACAAATGTTTTCGCATCAACGTAGACACAATCGGCATTTGAAAAACAAAATATAAAAGAGCAACAAAAATAGGTATTTGTAGTGAAGAAAATAGATCTTGTGAAACTTCTTCTTGGTATTTTTCACGCTCATGTTTTTGAAGCGCCTTTTCACTTGCTTGTTCGTATTCACGAATGTAATCCGATGTGAGTTTGGCTTGGGGAACGAAGTTGGGTTGTATTTGTTCGTCTTGCATATAGTCTTGGGTATTCATAGGAATATCGCGTGACGGTAATTCTTGTTGTGGAATATTTGCAGTGTATTGTTGTTGTTGTTGTTGGTTATTTGGATTTTCTTGATTATTTCTCTGCGCAGATGCTTCAGGAAAAGGTATTTGATCAGGGCCTTGCGGTGGGTTTCCGTATGGATTTGGATGAATATTTATTGGAACATAATTATTGGCTAAACCTTGATCCATGGGAGGCATAGACACACTCCCTTGTAACACGTTCGGTATTTGTTGCTGTGTCGAGGGCTGATTTGATATAATTGGTTGCATTTGTGTAGTAATATTTTCCGGTAACTCAGCTATACTCGTAGTTGACATGGACATTATATATTATGTAATCAATTGAAGACTACATAATAAGCGCACTTATTCTATAGGAACTATTTTCTTGTTTGCATCGCATTTTGTTCGAACCAAATCATATTTATAGCAACTGTTTCCAAAGCGCATTATTTTTCCATTGATTTCATCAAGGACAGGACCTTTGAATTGAATACAGTTTTTCGAGTTGCAAACATTATAAAATAATGAAGCTAAACCAAGACCTAGCAAAATCGAAATAATGATTTTTCCTAAAGAACTTTCTAATAATCTACGGACGTTCATTGTATATAATGGCTTTTGAAAAAGAAAGCGACCTGGTTTTTTATTGAGGCATTACTTCAAACATTTGCTTTTTGTCTTTGGGGCATTTTGTAGGTGTTTCCTGGAATTCGAAACATTCGTCTGCTTTGTCTTGATATTGAATAATGTTTGTATTTTCTGGAGACGGATATACGTATACTTTACGATTTTCATCGTAAGTAATGTATACGAAGAATATTCCGAGTGCAAAACTCGCCAAAAAATATTTAATATCTAAGAACTTTTGAATGGAAAACTTCATAGTATATAGTGCTTATAGACTTTTCTTTTTACGATGTTTTTTGGTTTTTCGGGGTTTTCTTCTTTTTCCTCCTCTTTGTGTTGAGTTTGTTGAACTTGGTGATGATTCTGATATTAATTTATTTATTAATTCTTGGGTTGCATTATCAAACTTATCATAATGCGTATTTTGATATCTTCTATTCCATTCCTGAGATATATCTTCTAATTCTTTATTGCGCTTTTCTAATTTTTTATTGCGATTTTCTAATTCTTCATTGCGCTTTTTTAATTCTTCATTGCGCTCTTCGGATTTTTTACTGGAAGATTTCGGACTCATCTTATATATTACGTAAATATAATATGACTAAATGTGTTACATCTCCCAGACAACTTCTATTGGTGTCTCCCATTCGGTATATGGAATCGCTTTACTCGTAGGTTTTTCGAGTGATAGTAATGTGTGTAACGCCTTTGTTCGACGGTCCATAGGAAACAAGGATTTACTTAATTTACGACTCTAGGTGAAACCATGGTTTCCCCTATGACCCCTTCCTATAAAGGTAACCTGGGTTTGTGAAAAATCACTATATAGTTCATATGAACGTATTTAGAATATTATTACAATTGTTAGTCATTGTTTTTAATAAATTGTCTTCGCGTGAAAAAATAATTTATTATAAAGTCAATGATAAATATTTGTTACAAATGAATGTATCTCATATTCAACTTATTGATGTTGCTTAATTTTTTTGTAATAAAAACTTTACTGTCGTTGGAACATGTAAAAAATATTAATGATTAAAATCTGTTTAAATATATTCTTTCATATAACAAGAATATGAAACCAAATATATTTGAAATATTTGGTTATTTGGGCTCTGCAAATGCATGTTTAATGATGTTACCGCAACTTTTTTTAACCATTAGGAAAAAATCATTTGACGATTTATCCATAGAAATGATTTTTATGAATTTATTGACACAGTTTCTTTTTCTACCCTATTCAACACATTTCAATTTATATCCGTTGGTGATTGTCAATACTACACTTGCGACTTGTGATATAGTCATTATTACGTATTACTTTTACTATAAAAATAAACAAAACAATGAACTTGCAAATCATTTACTCGATAATATATTTCATGACAGTGTAGAACCTTGTTAAGGGAACCTTATTAAGGGAACCAAGGTTCCCTTAAGATCCCTCCTGGTTTGAGGGATAGTTTAATAGCGTATATGTTTGTTGAAAAATATTTATTTTTAATTAAAAAATAAATGTTATGTACGATCTTAAGGAAAATTAGATTCTCTCAACCAGGAGGGATCTTAAGGGAACCTTGGTTCCCTTATTTCTTCTCAAATAACTTGAATTCACCCTTCTTAGCTTTGTAACCTTCCCTTGTTAAACGACGAATACTCTTCTTACGCTTAGCAGTGCGACTGGCCTTCTTGGAAACAATTCTACCAAACTTGTTTAATTTAAGATCCTTCTTTTCCAAACCTCCACTTGTTTCATTTGCATTACCGTGAAATACTTGGGCACGGGACCCAATAACCTTAACTGTTTTGTTGTGATTAGCCATTATATATAGCCAATACATTTTTTATTAACAAAATAAAGAAATTATTGAAAAATGGGTTTAAATCATGGTTATTATATAATTCCATAATTCAAATGGAACAAAAAGCAAACAATTCAGCTAAAGAAACACATCCCGAAGTACCAAGTAATTTCCGTTCCACCATAATGGATTTTACAAAGGACCTTTCACATACATTCCCAGAGTTCCAAGAAAAATTGGCTAAATGGAACGATGAAAAAACAACGCAAGAAGAGTTTCAAGAACTCTTTGTTTATTGTTTAGGCATTTACCCACAACGGTTTTTCGATATTTTAAATCAAAACGACGAAATTTTCCAAAACAATGAAGAATCATCCATGACCACAGAATTCATTCCCAATATCGACTTTAAACAACTATATCATTGTGAAGGAATTTCTGAACAAACCAAACAAACGATTTGGAAGTATTTGCAACTCATTTTGTTCATTCTAGTAGGCACCATGAAAGACAAAATGGATTTCGGTGATGCAATGAATATGTTCGATCAATTAGGCGAAGATGATTTACAAGGAAAATTGCAAGATGCCATGGGAAGTATTCACGAATTTTTCAGCACAATGGAAAATTCAGAAGATAAAAAAGAAAGCGCGGACGGACCTACTGCAACTGCTACTGATAATATGCCCCAACCCGAACAAATCCACGATCATTTAATGGGTCTTTTTGATGGAAAAATCGGTAAATTGGCCAAGGAGCTAGCAACGGATTTTGCCAGCGATATTGAAGGAAATTTAGGATTCGGTTTTGATGACGTGAATTCATCCAAAGACGTATTGCAAAAACTTATGCAAAACCCAAATAAGATAAGTGGACTTGTCAAAACCGTCGGTGAAAAGCTAAACGAAAAAATGGAAAGCGGTGAAGTGAGTCAGCAAGATCTTTTGAGTGAAGCCGGATCCATGATGCGAAAAATGAAGGAAATGGGCGGTGGCAACATGGGAGATATGTTTAAAAACATGGCACAAACCATGGGTATGAATATCCCTAAAGGTGCTCGTTTCGACGAAAATGCTCTCAACAAAATGGACAAAATGGAACAACTACGATCACAGGTCCGCGAAAGAGCATTCGACGCAAAACTGAAAAAAGACGCTGATGAGTTAGCACAGCAACAGGAGCAAAAGAAGCGCGAAGAAGACTATGCGAAATTCATGGCCGAGAATCCCAATATTTTCGACACAGAAGATCCAAACAGTTTGGTTTATCGGGTAGACGGAGACAAACAACAAAAATCAAGTGTAAGTGGCCCCGGAAAAAACGCCAACAAAAATAAGAAAAAGAAGAAAAAGGGAAAAAAATAAACGGTAATATAGCCTTAAAAAATTGAATGAAAAATAAATATAAAACATACTTTATATTTATTACTAACATGCGATCCATTAGTAACCCAAGCTATTTTCGCGAAAATATTCGTGTAAAACTTCAGGCAAAGGTATTGAATGATATTAGCGAAGAACATTTGCTTATTCGTAACTTAGAAAAGGGTATTTATAATTATGCGATTAAAGAAGCAGGTCGCAGGAAAATCATTAAAAAATGGAACAATCCTATATTTGTCCAATTGTATGTCGATAAATTACGAAGTATTTTCTTAAATCTCGATCAAAACGATTTCTTGAACCAAATAAAAAAAGGTGAAATTCAACCACAGCAAGTAGCTTTTATGACGCATCAAGAAATAGATCCTGCACAATGGAAGGAACATATTGAACGTAAAATGAAGCGCGATGCATCGAAATATAGTGATAACATTCAAGCATCCACAAACATGTATACGTGTAGAAAATGCAAATCACAACGTTGCACGTATTATGAAATGCAAACTCGTAGTGCAGATGAGCCAGCCACTATCTTTGTAACATGTCTAGATTGCGGAAAACACTGGCGATCATAAAATTCACACAATAATATATATTTTCAACAATATATAGTATGAACAATATACTTGTTTTAAGTGATGAAGAAAAAGAGGAAATCAACGAATTACAAAAGTCTTTAATACAATATGATCCCTTTAAAGATATGATTTCTTTTTTATCCATGGCGTCTACATTAGGTAAACAATTACCCAAATCTCTTCAAAGACGTTTGCATCATTTACGACAAGGTACATTGAAAAGAGATATATTATTGATTAAAAATTTACCTTTACCGGATTCTATAGCAACGCCTCGCAACAACTTATCGAATGTAGGCGAAACTACCAATTTTGCAAGATGTCAGGCAATTATTAACCAGTATTTAGGTGAGATGGTTGCCTATGAAGCCGAAGGAAACGGACATTTATTCCAAGATATGGTCCCTAGCGAGTCTTTGAAAAATACACAAACCAGTCTCGGTTCTTCCATTGAATTAGAACTTCACACAGAACAAGCTTTTTCAAAACTAAAACCCGATTATTTGTGCCTGGGTTGCATAAAAGGTGATCCAATGGCGAAAACATATTATTATCATGTGAAAGATATTATCAATGAAATTTCTTTTGATTCGCTGATGCTTTTGGGGGAAGATCGATGGAATATAGGAGTTGATTTGTCCTTTACTATGAATGGATGTAAAGGAAAAAAGCGTGGACCATTACCCATTTATAAAAACGGTAATCTTATTTTCGACCAAGATTTAATGGAAGGAATCGACGAAGAATCCGAATCCATTAAACAAGAAATCATTGGCTTGTATATAAAACACCGAAATCATATTATACTGGAAGAAGGTAACTTATTAATAATGAATAATAATAAATTAGTGCATGGGAGATCGTCGTTCTTTCCGAATTTTAACGATGATGATCGATTCATCATTCGAACATTTATTCAAGACGATCTTGGAAAAGTAGAAAATCATTTTCAAGAAAACACACGAATTATTCTAAAGGAAAGTAGTTAATTCGATACTAGTTTATTCAATTTATCAAAAACGTTGATGACATAGTCAATATTCAATGCATTTATATCTTTATGAACAACAATACGGAATAAATTGTTATCCCATAATGAAATTTTTACATGATAATTGGATAAAAAATCGACGATTTCTTTATCAGAATATACTGATGAAAGAGCTTTGAAAAAAAATATATTGGTTTCGACTTTCGATATTACTTCGAAATTCGAAAAATTGTGAATCCCATTTGCTAACTTTGAGGTTTTTTCATGGTCCTCTTTTAAGATTCCTTGGTGAAAACCTTCTAATGCGATTAATCCGGTACTTGATATATATCCAGTTTGTCGCATACCTCCACCTAATACTTTACGAATTCGTCGAGCTTTCTTAATAAACTCTTTATTACCAACCAATAAGGATCCCATAGGAGCACCGAGTCCTTTTGATAAACAAACAGATAAAGAATCTGCACAGGCCGCTATTTGCGAAGGTTGTTCGGAATAAACTTCCAATGCGTTCCATAATCGTGCTCCGTCTAAATGAACTGGAATTGATTCGTTGTTTGCCATTTTTTTTAGATCACTTAAATAGGAAAATGGAAGCACTCTACCTCCACATGCGTTATGCGTATTTTCAATGCAAATCAAGGCGGTATGAGTTTCATGAATGTCATCGTCGCGAATAGCAGATTTAATCGACTCTAAACTTATTGTTCCGTCTTCTTCGTTTGCAAGAGTATGATAGGCAACACCGCCCAGTTGAGATGCACCACCTTGTTCAAATAAGAAAATATGACTATTGTTTCCTAATATTATTTCGGCACCTCTTTTGTTCGCCCAAACCATAATTGCTGTTAGATTAGCCATTGTTCCGGTTGGAAAATACAGTGCATCGTCTTTATGAAACAAATACGCAATTTTTTGTTCCAATTCTTTTGTTGTTGGATCTTCTTGATACACATCGTCACCATAATCGAGCAATACATTGGCTTGCTTCATAGAAATGGAAGGTTTAGTTAGTGTATCACTACGTAAATCAACACAATGTGAAGTATTTGTACATTGAGACATTTATATAATGTCTAAATGTTTTTATATTCGCATTCCGTTTCTATATTCTCCTATATATGTTTGTCCATTAGCAAATATGTATTTGCCTTTTCCGTGTTTCTTTTTATTTTTGACTTCACCAATATAAACATCACCGTTTTTATATTTTATTTTTTTAATCTTGTTTTCTGGTAATGGATCGATTATAATCATTTTAGGTTTTTCAAGATAATTATCTTGCAATGTCATTTCTATTGCTAATTTTTCTCTTTCCTTTGGACTCTTGTTTACGACTGTCTGTGCAGTCTTTTTACGTGTATTATTTTTTGGAGTTGTTTCTTTTGGTAATAGATTATTGAGAATTTTCGTTATTTCTTCTTCCTTTGGAGAAGCGGTTTTTACTTCTTCTTCCTTTTTTAAAGTAGTGTTTGTTTTTTCCTTTGAAGTAGCGGTTTTTACTTCTTCTTTTTTTGGAGTAGCGTTTGTTTTTTCCTTTGGAGAAGCGGTTTTTACTTCTTCCTGTTTTAAACTTGGTGATGGTTGTTTC